TTATTTTATATTGAAGAGATTGTTTATTTTATCTACTGCTTTAAGTTTTTGTTCAGGCATTACATGGACATAAACGTTCAGTGTAGTTTGAATATCTGAATGACCTAGTAACATTTGAACTGTCTTTAAAGATACACCAGCTTCAAACAATCGGGTAGCATAAGTATGCCTTAAACTGTGAAATTTTTTATGAGGAATGTTATTTTTGACTAGAATTTTATTATACATTTTTCTTAAATTGCTGGGACCTGTCGGAGTTCCAAATTGAGTAGAAAACAAATAGTCATTTTTAATATATGCATCCCCTGCCTTGAGCCTTTCTTTTTTCTGATTTAATTCACGTTTCTTTAATATTGGTATTACATTCTCAGGTATTGGAACAGACCTGACAGAGTTTTTAGTTTTGGGCGGTGTTTCTATCAGTTCATAATGTTTTTTATCACCATCAAATAAATATACGCCTCTTATTGCCCTTTTTACATGGAGTTCCTTTTTACTGAAATCTATGTCAGCCCATTTTAAGCCTAATAATTCACCCTGCCTTAAACCCGTGCTTAAAGCAAGAATAAATAAAGCCTCAAGCCTATGTCCTTTTATGCCTCTTATAAATTGGTTTTGTTCCTCTATTGTAAAAGCGACTATGTCATCTAATCCATCCTCATCATCCTCGTTCAACGAATTATCCTGAGGTATATCTACACCAGAGCAATAATTTCGGACAATATATCCCTGAGTAAGGCAGTAATTAAAAAAGTTCCTTAATAGCTTATTTAAGTTTTTAATAACATTGCTGCTTTTACCTGCATTAAATAAATCATTGTAATATCGTTGTAAATCGAGTGATTTTAAATCTTTGAGCTTTATAGGGTATAATGGTGAAGGTTCAATATAAAGCCTGTAAATGCCCTCATATCTTTCAAAAGTGCTAGGCTTGACGGTATTTTTAACTTTTTCAAATAGCCATAACTTGCATACATTACCTAAAGTAAGAGTATCATAATTAGTGGCTAGGCCTGCATTTAACCCGTTCTTATATTGTTCTAATTTTGCCTCAGCATCTTTTTTATTTACACCATAAAATTCTTTACGTATTCTTTTACCATTAGAATCACGTCCCAAGTCCAGATATACCCTATAGTATTTTTTACCGTTCTTAGTTACATTGGTTTTATTTGCCATAGTATCACCTCCATACATCCAGAGTATTAAAATCAATTGTCAGGTCTTTATATATGCCCACTTTTATTTTATCTGCAAAAGAATAGGTTTCAGGTGCTCCATAAAGAAGTGTATCATCAAGCCTATACACCAGTATGCCTTTATTCATTGGGTTTACAATCCAGTATTCACGTACTCTGAAATGCTCATATAAGCCTAATTTACGTACGTAGTCATTAGATTGATTAGAGGGCGACACTATCTCAATAATTAAATCAGGAGCACCAATACAGCCCTTGTCATTTAACTTATTCATATCACATATTACAGATATATCAGGCTGAACAATGTTTTTACAGTTATCAAGGTTTTCGTCATCAGTGAGGAATACGTCAAAAGGTGAAGGATATACCTTGCAATTTCCATTGTTAGATTTGATGTAATTATAAAGTGTAGCAGATAACGACATGATAAGTTCTTGATGTATCCTTGATGGTGCAGGTGACATATCGTATATTACACCGTCTATAAGCTCTATTCTGGAACCTTCAGGGTAATTCATGTAGTCGGTGTAGGTGTAAATTTTATTCTTAGCGGTATTATTCATAATTCTTATCTCCTTTCATTTCATAATTTTGTGATATGAGGTGGGCGAAAAATTTCGCTGACCTTTTATTTAACAATTTTTAGTTTAAACGACATTTCAAATGTTACTTAAACCATTTTATGTAAGCACGGATTTTAAATCCGACCTTTGAGTTATCCAATATTTGCTACCCCATAATTGGAGTACGAATATAATTCAACGAATTTCGTTGAACAGCGTTGACTCTTGATTTTACCGGATTACCCTTTAAAAGGAAAGCTCATCAGAGTTTATCGGATTTTTCAGAAAACATACTCAAGTGTAAATCCACTTAGTTTATCACTTATTTGTGTAAAACTTATGTTTTCGACATTTATGTATAAAACCTAACCAGGTGACTGATAGTCCCCTAGTTACGCCTTTAATGGCGAATACGCTAATATCGTAGTCGCATATTTGGCGGTGGGAAATCCCATGTTCAACGAATCTCGTACAACGGAAATATTATTTACGCTGTTCAGGTGGTTTTATATTATATTTATTAATTGCTTTACATCTAGGGCATTTAATTTCTACGTATGCAGTACCTTTTATTTTCATAAGTAGTTTGTCACATTTCTTACATCTTACTTCAATCATCAGTAATTCATCTTCTTTCATTCATAAACTTAGTTTTCCCATAATTTGCATTTTTAATAGCATAGTCATATCTTAATTCAAAGAAAAGGAATAATAGTTCATCAATGTTTTTTAATAATTCTAATTTTGTGCGATTAGCTTCAGGAATAAAATTATGAAAATCTTGGTATCTTGAACGGTTAAGAATATTATTAAATTCTTCATCTGAATAACTTGTAAGTTTACTTAATACATCCATATCCTCTAAAAGTCTATTAAAATTCTGTGTTATTGTGTCTAGCATTTTAATTAATTGTTCAGGTTTTGCCGTAGCTTTAAGTAATCGTATTATTTCACTAAATTCATTAAATTGGGGTGCATATTCTTTAACAATATCATCATCTAAGTTGCTTTTTTCATCCTCCGAAAGTAAGTAGTTATATGTTGGTACCCTTTTTTTATCAGCTATTTTTCTAACTTCAGGATAGCCTATTAAATCATCTACACTAACTTCCAGGGCTTTGGCTATTTCTTTGAGTGTTTCTATATCTATTTTTTTTCTACCGTTTTCAATTTTACTTATTGCTGATTGACTTATTTTAAAACCATTTTTACTTATTATATCAGCTAATTCATAAGTAGATTTATTTTTTTGAGTTCTTATTCTTTTAATTTTGTCTTTTACTTCCAAATAATTCACCTCCAAACATTAATATAATTCTATATTAGAATCAGTAAAATTTCAAGTAAATAAGAGAAAAATTAAGGAAAGTAAAAGTAATTTAATATAATAATTCTATATTGGAATTGAATATATGCTTATATAATTCTATAATAGCATTAAACGGAGGGATAATGATGTTTAATAATTTAAAAGAGAAAAGGAAAAATGTAGGACTAACTCAATATAAGCTAGCGGATTTAGTGGGATTAACACAATCACAGATTTCTAAAACTGAAAACGGGAAAAGGAATTTAAAAAATGCTGAAACAATTAAAATTGCAAAAGCTTTAAATATAAGCCCGGAAGAATTATTTTTCAGTGATGAAAAGGAGGGATAATATGGACAAACCAATAAAGAAAAATAAACATGAAACATTGAACAGCCAAGAAGTAGCGAAGATGGTAGGGAAAAGACATGATAATTTAGTTAGAGATATTGATGGTTATATTAGTATTTTAAGTCAAAACTCAAAATTGAGGACTGATGATTTTTTCATAGAAGATAGCTATACAGCAGGCACAGGGAAAAATTACAGATGTTATCAAGTTACTAAAATGGGATGTGATTTTATAGCCCATAAGTTGAATGGAGTTAAAGGGACAGCTTTTACAGCAACGTATGTAAAAAGATTCTATGAGATGAAGCAAAAACTAATTGAGATTAGACTAAATTATAGGGTTAAACGTGAAATATCAAAAATTGAAAGGAGGTCTTTGACGGACAGTATAAAAGAACTTCCACCGTCTCCACATAAGGAATTTAAATATAAACACTACACAGATTTATTTTATAAAATAATTTTTGGTAAAAATGCACAACAATTAAGGGCACAATTTGGAATAACTAAAAAAGAACACTTGAGAGATTACTTTACACCTAATGAACTTCACAGAGTAACAATGTTAGAAAAACAAGCTGGTACATTGATAGATTTGGGCCTATCGTACCAGCAGATTAAGAAAATATTAATCAATAAGTATTGTATCACGGCGTAAGGGGGATTGTAAATGGAAGAATACAAGGTTTTACAGAGTAAGCCAAGCCATTCGAAGGTGATGGATATTGACGAGTTTAGAGCTGAATATGAGTTAGGAAAGTCGGCGGCGTATACCCTGGCTCATAAAAAAGGGGCACCTGTAATATTTAATGGCCGCAAGATATTATTTATTCGTAGCAAAGTTGATGAATTTATGGAAAGTTTAATTGGAAAGCAAATATAAAATACAGAATCTTCAGTCAGTAGGTGATGCACATGAGTAGGAAAAAGAAAAATCTATATTTACGGCCATATCAATATGCAGGGGAACAGCATCCTAGAAATGCAGGCATATACATAAGCTTGGTAACCAGTCCTGCATGGTATGACTTAAAGGATAGTAGCAAACATTTATATATACAATTAATAGCAAAAATGAATGTAGGTGATCCGTTTGTATTCTTCTATAGAGCAGAGCTTAAAAAGATACATATACATCATACAACGTATCTAAAGTCAATAGATGAACTAATCAGCCGTGGATTTATTAAGGTTGTTGGATATATGTATGTGAACCAATATAAACCTACCATGTGCGTAAAGCCTATAGATACATGGAGAAATTGGACAGGCAATATCAGCGTTGATGATTTTGTAAGAAAATATATACCGCATGAGAATACCAGACAAGGTAATAAGGTTTTTGATTTAAAACCGTTTAAAGGAGGCAAAGTTATAGACCTGACTGAACAGTATAAAAAATAAAAAGTAGGCTACAAAATAGCCACACTAGTATGGCTAAGAAATAGCCACACTGGGCTTAAAAAAGTGGAAAAAAGTTACCAACTCTGAACTAAAATAGCCACACTGATTTTGAAGGTTAAGTTAGTTATATCAATGGTTATAGGGGTTATTAATAATGATTATTCATCAGCTCTAAAATAGCCACTTATTAATATATTACCATACCAGTATTTTTAAAATAGCACTTTTATTTTAGAACTTCTATAAACAGCAGACCTATTACTTACTACAGATTTAAGAATTAATTATAGATTAGGAGAGTGATTTCATGGCTTTAAGTGAATCAGCTTTACAGGCACAAAGATTATACAGACAGAAATGGAGGGAGAGAAACAGAGAACATATTCGGGAATATGACAAGCACTGGAGAGATACACATCAAGAGAATACCCGCAGATACAGAGAAAACTACTGGGAAAGAAAAGCACAGAATTTAAATCCTATGAATCAATTTATAAAAGAGAGATGCAACTTATCCCCAGACTTATCTACGAGTAATAAACAATTAGCACAGGCTTTTAATGAATGGAATAATAGCAGCTTAACAACTTCTCAGTTCTCACTACAGTTTAAAGATGCAGCTGTAGAACTAGGACTGGAAAAGAAACGTACTAAACATGGGATGATATGGCAGGGTGTAGGGCTTAAATAATAGGTGCACCAGAAAGGAAAGGAGTAAATAAATGTTAAAAAAAGAGGATGTTGAAAAGGCAATACAGAGCATACTTGATACAGCCATTGAAACTAATTCCAGACAGATGGCAAGAGCAAAGTTACTGGGTGAAGGACTGGAAAGCTGCCCTGATGAATGGAGAATACAGGCTAACGATTTATATGAGATATTGAGGTTTAATACGGAAATGAGGGATGATTATATAACCTTTTTACGGGATTTAAAGAAGGAACTGGAATACATTGACGATACCGATAAACTGTATGATTTAGCACTGGATATAAATAAGAGCCTGAAGAAACTTGATAAAACTGATTATAAATATACAAAGAGATTTGATGGATTCACTAAAAATACTTTAGGGGGTGAGTAATTATGGATATTAGTAAACCAGAACTTATAAAGACGATTAAGAAGGACATTGACACAGCTGATAGGACTTCTGAATTGCTTACTACAGAGGAACAGTGTATATATGTGAAAGTTTTGAAAAATTTATTGAAAGATTTGGAGGATTGAATATGCTAGAAAGCTGGAGAAGATAGAGAGGGCTAAGGCTAGGAAAAGGCAAGGTACAAGGACAGACATTATAGAAGATACTGTAAAATATGGTAAATCAAACATTAGGCAGAATTCTGACAAAAGTGAAAGAGCAGATGATGCAGTAGCTAATAAATCAGGCTTTGGCAGTAGAGATACTTTTAATAAAGCTAAATATATAGCAGACAATGCAGATAAGGGCTAAGGCTAGGGAAAGACAATTAGGTACCTTAAAGCAGAACGATACCGTTAGACAGAATTCTGCACAACGGGAAGAAGGAGGAATTGAAATATGGAGACAATACCAAAGTCAGAAGCTGAAAGGCTATCAAATAGTGTCATGAAATATATTAAAAAGGCTAGATATTTTAAAATTAGGGTAAACCTACCGGGTATTACATCCCCTGAAGTGGAGAAGGAAACTGCAATTGAAGGGCTTAAGAAAGGATTTGATATATTAAATGTATCAAAGGTAACTGGAAAAGGCTCACACAGACGGATCTATGTGAGCCTTAGAGTAAAGAACTAGAATTATTTGATACAAAAGTTCAGAGCCTTTGATGAAAATAAATACAAACTGTAAGCATAAATATTTACTTACAGTATTAGAATACCATAACACTAGTACTAAATCAAGGAGGTGTTAATATGTCAGTGCCAATATTTTTAAGTTATATGGACTATTGCAGAATTAGGCATAAGAAAGCTACATTGCAGGAATTACACCGATGGGAAAAGAAATATAATCACAGGTAATTAAATATAAAGGAGATTGATATTATGTATAAAGAGTTATTAAAAATTGTAGATGAAAACTGGGAAGAAATAGTTGAAGGAGGTAATGAATTAGTTAGAGATGCATTTGAAGAAAAGTATCCAGAAGGTACTAAATTAGCTTTAATAATTGATGGTGATGAAAATGTCGATATACAGCTATTAGAAGATGTAAATAGAAATATTGAATTTGTAATATTAGAAGTAGCTGTTCCAGAGTTTATAGAAGATGAAGAAGAGCGTATAAGGCAGATGGAATACGATCAAGAACATGGGGCAACTCAGGAGCTTGCAAAGTTTCATGAAAAACTAGCAGATAAAGCATCAGATGAAGATCCGGCAGATGCTTAAAAAAATATAATATGGGAGGTAAAAATAATGTTACCAGATTGGGCATTAGAACAGCAGGAAGATCTTCTGAAAAGAATAGAAGATTTGGCAGAGGAAAAGAAAAAGGAATCAGAAATGAAGGAAAAACCTTTGTTGAAAAGAGTTATTTTGAAAATTAAAAGGAGGAAAAAAAGTAAATGAATAAGATTGATGAAAAGGCACTAGACCACCAAAATATACCTTTTAATTGTATCAATGAATTGGTTGAGTACTGTAAGGATAGGTTTGGAACAGCAAGAGGAACAGCAATGTTTTCAACGTGTATCAACTATGGTATTATGCTGGGTAAACGTCAGGAAAGAGAGAGGTACAGGAAGGAACTTGAAATGACTAAGGTAAGAAATTTTAAATTGATGGCTATAATTCATGAAATAGAGGGCGTAGTAGAGGATACATTTGAAATACTGCCGAGTAAATCAGCAGATAAAAACTTGAAAGATGCTTAAAAAAATATTACGAGGGGGGTTGATATTGAATTAATGTTATAGTACACTAGTGATATAGAAAAATATGTTAAGTACCCTACTCTTAGGAGTGGAAGCTGTAAAAGGCACGGGAAGTTTGAAAACGGAGATATTCCGTTAGTAGATTTCTTGTGCCTTTTTTACGTTATGAAAGGAGAATATATGAATTTATTAGATAAATTGTTCCATAGAAATAGAAATCCATCAGATAAGCAGAATACTCAAAGAGTTGAAGTAATGAATGGCAGCCCTCCAATATTTACACCATTTTCGGGAGATGCCTATTCAAATGATTTATATAGAAGTGCAGTTGATAGTATAGCAAAGAATTTTTCCAAGTTAATTCCAAGTCATGTAATTATGAATGGAGAACAGCGTAAAGACGGGGATTCAGTTTTAAACTACATACTGCAGTCAAGACCTAACCCCTATATGTCAACCTATGATTTTTTATATAAAGTGTCAACACATTATTTTTTATATAATAATGCATTTGCTTATTTGTCTTTTGATGATAAAGGGAGCCTTGAGGCTATATATCCATTGAGTCCCTTACAGGTAGAATTTCTTGCGGATGCAACAGGGGCATTGTATTGTAAATTCTTATTTTCAAGAGGCAAGACATTTATATTCCGTTATGATGATGTGATGGTATTAAGGCGGTTCTACAACAGTAATGACCTGCTGGGTGATGATAACAGAGCAATAATGCCTACGCTTGATTTGGCACATACTCAAAACCAAGGTATGGAGAATTCAATAAAGAATTCAGCACAGATAAGAGGGTTATTAAAATACAACCAAGTTCTATCCGGTGAAAAACTGAAAGAGTCGAAAGAGGCGTTTATAAATGATTATTTGAGTATCGAAAACAACGGAGGTATTGCTGCACTGGATACTAAAATGGACTATCAGCCTATAGAAAACAAACCTGTATTTATAAACGGCCAGCAGTTAACTGAGATTAAAAATAGGATATACAGTTATTTGGGTATAAGTGAAAATATCGTAAATTGCACATATTCAGAAGATGAATGGAGTGCGTTTTATGAATCCACAATAGAACCACTGGCAACACAGATGGGTCAGGAGCTTACAAATAAGTTATTTACACAGCGTGAGCAGAGTTTTGGCAATAGTATAATGCTTGAAAGTGATAAACTTCAGTTTACATCAAATTCAACTAAGGTAACGGCATTAAAAGAATTGATGCCACTGGGATTACTTACTATAAACCAGGCATTAAAGATATTGAACTTACCAGGTATAGAAAATGGCGACACCCGTTACCAGACTTTAAATGTAGCTGATACAAATATTGTTAATCAATACCAGATGAAGGGAGGAAACAACAATGCAGGAGAACAGGGAAATCAGGTCAGCCGAAATCAGGGCGGACAAGGCACAGGACAGCAAGAATAGTATACTTCTAGGTACTCCAGTAGTGTTTGATAAGCCCACAACTATAAACGGGCGATATGGCAGTTATACGGAGATTATTAAAAGGGATGCTGTAAGTGAAAATTTACTTAAAGATGTTCCACTTTTATACAACCATGACGTAAACTCAATTCCACTGGCCAGAAGTCCTGAAACCATGGAACTGAGAAAAAGCGGTGTAGGTATCGAAATGAGGGCTACACTTCCAGATACACCAAAGGCAAAGGAAATATATTCAAGTGTGTCACGTGGTGATATAAAGGGCATGAGTTTTGCCTTTAAGGTTCCTAAGGGCGGAGATGAGTATGATTCTAAGACCAATGTTAGGACAATAAATAAGATTGAAAGATTATATGAGGTTTCAATAACTCCATTTCCAGCATATCAGGAAACAAGTATTGAAGCACGGATGGAAGATATATTCAAAAGAAATACATTAGTCCAGGAAGCAAGGGCCAAAGTAAATGACATTTTAAGGATACAGCTTAAAAGTAAAGTAAATCAAATTTTAGGAAAGGATGATAAATAATGAAATTTGCAACAGTACAGGAAGCATTTAATTATTATAATTCAAAAGATGTTGAGGAAATTGAGAAAAGGGCAGCAGAGATAGGAAAACTGATAGACGGTAATGAGGATGCAGATATTCAGTCATTGAATATTGAGCTTGATGGATTGAAGCAGGCCAAAGAAAACATAATTGAAAAAAGGAGTAAATCAAATAAAGGTTTCAACCCTGTAACAGGAATGGAATTCAATAAAGGTGTTGATATTCCAGAGGGGACCGATTTATTTGCAACGAAGGAATATAGAAGTGCGTTCTTCAAGGAAATGTTAGGGCAGGAATTAACTGAAGCCGAAAAAAATATATATGAGCGTGCAAGAATGGAGAAAAGGGCAGATACTTTCAATGCAATGAGTAATTCAGCGGCAGTACTTCCAACCCAAACATTAAATGAGATAATCGAGAAGGCAAGGAAACAGGGCGGATTGATGTCAGTATGCAGGCAGTTTAATATCCCGTCTAATTTGGCAGTGCCAATTGGGACACCAGGCACAAAAGCTAATTGGCATGTTGAAGGTACAAATGTTGATGCCGAGAAAGTAGATACTGCATCAGTATCATTTTCAGCATATGAAATAATAAAGATATTCAGTATGTCAGCAATAGCGAATAAAATGAGCATAGGAGCCTTTGAATCCTACCTTGAAACAGAACTGACTAATTGTGTGATGGATACACTTAATGAAGCTCTAGTTGATGGTACAGGTTCAGGACAGGGTACTGGATTACTTACAGGTATTACATGGGATGCAACCAATAGTTTGACATATGCAGATAAGCCGGCATATACAGATTTTACTAAGATGCTTGCAATATTGAAAAGAGGATACGGGGCTAATGCAAAGTTCGCTATGAATAATGCTAGTCTATATAATCTTATATACAGCTTGACTGATGAGAATAAGAGACCTCTATTTATAGCAGACCCACAGCAACAGCAGATAGGATATATTCTAGGTAAGCCGATAATTGTAGATGATAACATACCAGATGATACTATAATCCTAGGTAACTTTGATTATATGGGATACAATATACCACAGGGTGTATTACTTGAAGTAAGCAGAGAGTCAAGCTTTAAGTCCGGGCTTATAGATTATAGAGCATTGGCAATAGCAGACTGCAAGCCACTTGTATCGGAGGCATTTCTCAAACTGTCAAAGACAGTAACACCTTAGTATATAGATGTAATGGTGTAGTACATAATACAGTGCTACACCTTTTTAATTAGGAGTGTGATGTATGTATGAATATACTTACAATGGATGAAGCACATAACATATTGAGGGTTGATGGTAATGAATTAGATATAGAGATACAGGCATTGATAGATGCTATACCACCATACTTAGAAGCGACAACAGGCAGGACATGGACAGATGACGATACAATACATCCAATGGCAAAGACAGCAGCACAGTTCATACTGATGTTGTGGTTTGATCCAATGGACAGGGATATAGATAAATTAAGAAAAGCAATAGATAGTTTACTGACTGCATTGGAAGCAGTGGGGAGAAGTATGAATAATGGCTAGAGAATTTAGTAAGGCATTTTATCATAGCAAGGAATGGGTTAGATGTAGGGATGGATATATAAGGAGCAGACATTATATATGTGAGAGGTGTGGGAAGCCTGCAACAATAGTTCATCATAAAAAATTCATAAATCCGGGGAATATAAATAATCCAGAAATAACATTAAATTGGAATAACCTAGAAGCCCTATGTATAGACTGCCATGACCAGATACACAATAGAAATCATCAAATAACCACAAAAGAAACTGTATTTGATGAAAATGGAAATCTTATCAAGTCCCCCCCAGGTCGGTAAAAACAATGGCTGACGCGGAGACCACATGGGGGAGCTTTCTTTACCTCTCTCATGTATATCCACGCGAAAGATATAATAAATCATATAAAGAGTTATTTAATACTATATAGTAAGGAGATGGATTTTAATGGAAAAAGATAAAGTTATAGATATTTCAACTGATATGAAAAAACTTAGAACGATATTGAGAAAGTTACCAAAAGATAAGGTTACAGTTGTAGAGCCACTATTTAAAGAGTTGGAATTTATGCAAAGAACTCTTGAATCGTTAAAGAAAGAAATTGAAACTATAGGAGTTGTAACTGAATTTAAAAACGGCAGACAGGATTTTTTAAAGGAGAATCCAGCATTAAAGAGTTACACAGCATTAATACAAAAATACGGGAATATATACAAGCAGGTTACCAGTTTATTGCCTAAGGATGATGGCAAGTCTGAAGATGAGTTAATAGAATTTATAAAGAAGTGATTACATGAATTATATACAGCAATATTATGAAAAAATTAAATCTGGAAAGTATATTGTATCCAGGAGAGTGGAAAAGCAATATAAAAGGCTTGTATATGATATTGAGCATCCAAGTAAATATATATTTGATGAAAATAAAAGCAGTAGACCTATAAAGTTTATAGAAGGATTCTGCAGACATTCAAAAGGTGAATGGGCAGGAAGACCAGTTAAATTAGAGCTGTTTCAAAAGGCCTTTATATCGGCTTTATTTGGGTTCATTGATAAGGATACGGGGTTAAGGCGTTATCGTGAAGCTATGTTTTATGTGGCCAGGAAGAACGGTAAAACAACAATGCTGTCTGGTATAGCTTTATATATGCTTATGGCAGACGGTGAAGGCGGTGCAGAGGTGTATTCAATAGCATCTAAAAAAGACCAGGCTAAGTTATGTTTTGATGAGGCGTTAAACATGGCAAGGCAGAGTCCTTATCTATCAAAGCATTTAAAGAAGCGTAAAACTGACTTGTATTTTCCCCTTACAATGTCAAAGTTTCAAGCACTGGGGAAAAATTCAGATACCTTAGATGGATTAAACAGCCACTGTGTTATTATTGATGAACTTCATAGCATCAAAGACAGGAATATATATGAGGTTATGAAACAGTCACAGAGTGCCAGGAGAGAGCCTTTATTAATCATGATAACTACAGCTGGAACAGTAAGAGAGAGCATATTTGATGATATGTATGAATATGGCTGTAAAGTAGCTGACGGCACTATTGAAGATGATACATTTTTACCGATACTTTATGAATTGGACGATAAAGAAGAATGGAGAAATTCAAAATGTTGGCCTAAAGCTAATCCGGGTTTAGGAGTAATTAAAAAAGTTGATGATTTAAAAATTAAAGTTAAAAGGGCAAAGAGTAATCCTAATGATGTTACAGGAATACTTACAAAGGATTTTAATGTAAGGTGTACCGTATCGACTGCATGGCTTACTTTTGACACCATAAACAATGAGGAAACCTTTGACATAGATAAATTTCATGATTGTTATGCTATAGGTGGAGCAGATCTATCAATTACTACAGACCTTACAGCGGCCACACTTTTAATGATGAATCCGGAAACTCAAAAAAGATATGTAACTCAGATGTACTGGCTCCCAAAAGAAAGCTTTAATGAGAGGGTTCACCATGACAAAATACCATATGATAAATGGCTTGAACGTGGCCTATTGAGGTTATGTGAAGGTAATAGTATTGATTATAGGGATATTACAGCGTGGTTTCTTGAAATGCTAAATGACAAGGAAATAACTCCATTATGGATATATTATGATTCTTACAGTGCTAAATACTGGGTTGAGGAAATGAAAAATAATGGTTTTAAGATGGAGAGGTGTATCCAGGGTGCAAAGACTTTATCACTTCCAATGCAGCAGTTAGGGGCAGATTTACAGGCTAAGAAAATCAACTATAACAATAATCCAATACTGAAATGGTGTATGACAAATACAGGAGTTGAAACAGATAGAAATGGAAATATAGTACCTATAAAAAATCAGGCTGCAAAGATGAGGATTGATGGACTAGCATCATTACTGGATAGTTATGTAGGATTGTATGAGCATTATGAGGAATTTTTAAGAGCTATACAATAGGAGCTGATTTTATGGATAATATGAAAAATAAGAAAATTAATATACTTCACTGGGTTGATGTAGAGAATGAATTAGGTGAAACTGACCATGAATTACAGTATCTAGTCCAGAATGTATGGGCATATTATAGGCATGCCACAACTAGAGAAACACAGCTGGCAATTGTAGCACAGACAAAGGTCGAAGCCATTTTTATAATAAACTGGCGTGATGATATAGATACAACTTGTTTTATAGAATACAACGGAGAAAAATATCAAATTACCGATATTGACGATTTTGAAGGCAGAAAAACAGATTTAAAAATTACGGCTCATGTTGATAAGGAGGGTCAAAATGAATGATGATTTAAGAAATTTAGATGAAAAATTAGAACTGACATTAAATAAATTTTCAGAAGATGCACGTGACATAACAGATATACTTATATCCGAAGGTAAACCTGCAAGTGGCTATGATTTGGATAATGTATGTAGATATATATTTTATATGCTTAGTGATTTCAGAAAAGATATAATTGATTATTTGAATCGTTAAAAGGTGGCTGTTATGGTTTTAACTGAAAATGAAGCCTTTTTACTTGCATCAGGATATACCTTTGATGTATCGAATGTAAGGATTAAGACTATTTGCCATAAGATACTGGATATAAGGGATATGAAGGTTAAAAACATATACATGATAGCTGACTATGAAGAAGCATTGGAATTATATAGGCACTATAAGAAAGGCTATATGCGTAAAATAGGTCTCCATAGGAAACCTGAATTCGTAAATAATACTTTAATGGTTCAGCTTGATAGGTGAAGGTGTGGTTAAAATGACCATACCTTTTTTAGATGTCTTCAATTTTGAAGGGTTCGGCATAAATGTAGAACCTATTTACTATTAGTCGGGTAATTCCCCGAAATTGGGGAATGTTAGTTATCGGCAAATCTGTCGAAAACCCCTTTAAAGGGGAATTGCATAAAAGCAGGGTTCAGCATCTACATAGGTAGGTTATAAACTTTGTGGCGACTGCCGCTGTCGGTGCTTTAGGGGTGGTTCAGCATCTACATAGGTAGGTTATAAACGGTTAGAGATATCTTAAAGCTTGTTCAGAAAAAATAGTTCAGCATCTACATAGGTAGGTTATAAACCTTAACCGGCTTAAAATTTAGCTGGTTATTTAATGGGCGAAAAATTTCCCTGGTTGTAATATATATGATGACGGCCGAAAATTTAGCTGTCCTCTTTTTTTATCTGTATAATTTTTAAATTCTATGGTATAATATCAGTAAAAGAGTGGCTATAATAAAAACAGGATGCTGGTAACATCCTGTAGTATACAATTCAGTTGCTAAGGCAACTAGTAAAGCTGATTTATAAAAAAGTAGCTAAACCAATTGCACGGGTGGGCTACTTTTTTATATTATCTATAATTTTAGCGTTATATTTTTCGTGTTATTGTGGTATAATATCAGTAATAAGAGGGTGGATTATGAATTTAGTCTGCTTGATTAAATTTGTATAAGTGTTAAATAATAGATAGTTTGAGCAAAGGGCTATCTATTATTTTTTTTAGAATTATTTATGTTTACTTTGATATCAGATGATATTTCATCAGGTCTCAAAGTTATTTTATTTTCTATTTTAATATCTGACTTTTTATCAGACAACGCTACTATACAAATAGCAGTTATTGAAAATAAACTGAAGAACAATATTAAATATCCTTCTGCCAT